AAGATAGCACTGCAAATAATTTACAGATACAGCCAGCATTCCAGACCACCTCTCAAACTTTAGTACAAAATGTATCTTTTGTTGAGTTTGCATTAATGCAAGCAGAAATTGGACCAAAGGCAACTCCTTTTGATTACAGAACATATGCTGAAGAATGGCAAATATGTCAAAGATATTATCAAAGATTTGGTGCAACAGATGTACCGGCAACCACAGATTACACCGGTATTGCAACAGCACATGGTACAAGTTCAGCATGGTATGTTCCTATTGTTTTACCAGGAGGACGTATGCGAATAGCGCCAGATCTAAGTTACAGTGCAGTTAGTGATTTTAGGTGTACGCTACAACACAGTGATAGTGATACAGTGACTAGCATAGGATATGGTTATAATAACCAACTTAACCCAATGTTAAGTGTACAAGCAGGAAGTAATGGGGCAAATAGAACCAGAATTTTTGGTTGGACCGGAACAACTACTGCTTGGTTGGCTTTTGAAGCGGAGTGGTGATAATGAATATTACACAAGTTAAATTTTTACGACATCCTGAAACAAATGAATTTCACAGTGTGAGTTTTATATTAAATGGATACAATGTTGAATCTCCTATGAAATTAGGAAATGCAGGCTATAACAAATTGTTAGATAAAATAGTACAAGATGGAAGCGATTTCATTGAACAAGATCTTCCAGAAATTATATCTCAACATATTGATCTAAGAAGAAATGATCCAACAACCTTTTATGAATAAATATGTGTAACAACTAGGACACACATATGCCCATTAACAAGTTACCTACACTAGCATTAGAATCAAATGCAATCACCGCAGATCTTATAGCCTCTGGCGCTATCACCGCTGCGGATATCAGCGATGGTGAAATAACAGCAGCAAAACTACACACAACACTTGACTTTAGTACAAAAACATTTACAATGGCAAACGCTCATGTAACACAAGCAATGGTTACACAACACCAAGCAGCACTGAGTGTTACTGAAAGTCAAGTTAGTGACTTACAAAGCTATGTGTTGCCCAATACCAGTCCTACGTTCACTAATACAACACTTACAGGTTATCTAGCAGGCCCTGCTACATTTACTATAGATCCTGCAGCTGTAGGCGACAACACTGGTACGGTTGTTATCGCAGGCAACTTACAAGTTGATGGCACAACAACAACTATCAACAGTACTACTGTTGAAATCGATGATTTAAATTTAACATTGGCAAGTGGAGCATCAAATGCTGCCGCAGCAAATGGAGCTGGTATTACAATCGATGGTGCAAATGCTACGATCACATATGATTCTACCAACGATGAATTTGATTTTAACAAAAACATAAACCTGTCAGGCAATACAGCATACGGTACATTTGATGGAACACTTGTGGGCAATGTCACCCAAGCCAGTACAATCACAATTACAAACACACAACAAACAGACAGAGCATTAAGACTTGGAACTTACAGCGATGACAGTGCAAGCTACTTTGGACCTTTAAACAATACTGCAAGTGATGAATTAATAGATCTTGGAACAAGTGATGGTAGATGGCGCAATTTAAATATTAGCAGTCAAGCTAATGTAGGCTCTTTAATTAGTTTAGGAAATGTTGGTATTGGTACGACGAGTCCTAGTTATAAATTAGACGTATTTAATAACACTACAAATACAGGATCACAATTAAGAGTTAAAAATGCATATTCCTCAGGAGGCTCTAGCGCAAACGCTGTTATTAATATTGACGGTTATGGAGCAAGTACTTTAAAATTATGGCGTAACGGTATCGAAGAATGGAAATTAGACAGAATCAGTAATACTGATGATTTAGGACTATACGCTTATGGCGGCGCTGTTAGCGGAGGTGCAGGGGTAGGATTAGTACAATTTTGGGATTATGACACAGGTAATGTTGGTATTGGTACTAGCAGTCCTAGTAGTAAATTCCATGTCGAAGGAGGAACAACGACTCTAAAACATTCAGGAGAAGCAGGACCTCACACATATCGATCTGGAAACAACGGTAATGATTTTAGATTTTTCAGTACCAATGGTACTTTTGCTAATCCAACAGCAAAAACAAATAACACGGCTGTAGGTCAAATCCACTGGAGCGGATACGATGGATCGTCTTATCAACAGCGGGCAAGTGTGTTGGTAAAGGTTGATGGAAATGTATCAAGCGGCAATGTGCCTATGAGGCTGGTTTTCCAAACTGGATCAACTAGTAATCCAGAGAGAATGCGTATATCTTCCTCGGGAAATGTTGGCATTAATACGTTATCAGATCCAGCAGAAAAATTAACAGTGACAGGCGGTAATATCCTAGTAAGCAATACAAGTGGGTTGATGCTGAGAGCTGGCAATGATTTTGCAGGTATTGGATTTAACAGAAATGTTGAGACGGGTGCTATATATGATAGTACCATTGGAGCTTATCAGCTACACAATGTAAGCGGCGAATTTCAGTTACAAATGTATAATTCAACTGGCGGTTTTGTAGATTATCCATTTCATGTTGCTGTTTCATCTTGTGTGGGCATTGGACATGATGCGCCTACAGGCAAATTAGATGTTAAAAACAGCGGAGCAAGACATGAAGTAGCTATATTTAGACAAGACAATTCTAGCTATAACAACGACATAAAACTAGATCATACCAGCAGATCTGGTGACAATACACTTGTTTCAAAACGCAGCAATGGCGATCTGTGGTTATATCAAAATAATGCGACAAGTATTAGAATGTATAATCAAGGATCAGAAAGAGCTGTTTTTCACTACAATGGTAATACAGGAATACGCAGTAGTAATCCACAAGCAACACTAGAAGTTTACGGATTTATTCGTGCTGGTAAAAACAGTGCTAGATTAAATGCCAGTGTACACAGTTATAGTTCACGACATAATACTGTACGTACACCAGAAAATTTATATACTGGAATTACTAATTATGAACAAATCGAAGGCAGCGGTGCGGGCAGTGATTGGCTAACTGCAAGTAATCAAAGAGATAATGCCTATGTTATACTAGATTTAGGAGCTGCTAAAAGCATCAACAGAGCAGTTATCTATAATCAGAATGAGTATGAAGATAGCAAACGTGAAGTAAAAAGATTTATTCTTCAAGGCACAAATGATGTTAATAATGCCAACAGTTGGGTCACAGTTTTAGATGACGTAATGGGTAAGAGTGGAGGGCACGAACCAAACCCTGGATATAGTTTTAGAATACCTGCTGGTAATCAGACCAGTGTAAAAAATGATCCAGTGGATGACATCGAAGCAGTCAGTTATAGATACTGGAAATTTATTATGAAAGATTTCTGGGCTAGTGATGCTTATGGCGGTTTGATGGAAATTGAACTGTATGAATACGCTGTTTCGTCAGACGCTCGTCAAGATGAAATAAGTGCTAGTAGTATGGTTGCAACTGATGTATATGCACAAACACTAGCGGCTACTGGTGATATAAATTTAATAGGTCAAGCACAGGTAAATTACAATTATCATCCTGTACCAAGTACTATGGCACCGCACAGTATCCCAGGGCTATCTAGTTATTTAGATATGCAACACAGCTATAGATATCCAAGAAGTGGATCCGGTGTCGATAGATATACACTAGCAGATTTAGGCAATGAACCTATGAGTTGGACACTGCGTAATGAAGGCGCAGCTAGTCTCAGTAACTCTCATATGGTAAACAATATCACAGGTGTTGTAGATGGCAGATACTCGATGAAAACTGGTTCTAATGCAGCAGGAGGCGGTGTTGCAGCTACTAATCAAGATAGATACCACATGATGACATACAATGGTCCAGTTACGTTTGTTTGGATTGTTATGCGAGGAAACGGCGGCGGAATCAACAGCAATGAATCACTGCTAACGCAAAATACAAATGCAAGTAGTTATGGTTATCACATTATCAGACATTATCCAAGTTATGCTAACATATATAGTTATAATGGTCAAAGCCAAAACATATCTTATCCTTCGGGATACAGTACTGCTGTGGCCTCACAAAAATGGTATTTAATTGCTCATCAATATTGGGATGAGAATCAGCAGAGTATTACTTTTTTTGATAACAACTATCCGAATGGCAATCAACAAACCAGTACTGCTAACTATGATTGGAGATGGAATGCAAACGCAAATACTAGGAGATTAGTATTAGGCGGAAGTGAGTGGGGAGCATATGGCGAAGCTTGGGGACAAGGCAGTAGCAGTACCAGTTCGTACGGAGCTATTGGTGCTTTTATGTATTACAAAAACAGTCTATCAACATATGATTTGAAAACAATATTCGATTATTATAGAAATCATTATGATATGGGATGACACATAAATATGTGTAACAACTAGGATGTACACGTATGACCCTTAATAAACTCACATCAGATGCACTAGCAGATAATACCATCGACAATGATAGCATTGCCAATAACAGTATACCAATTGACAAACTCAGTAATGTAAATCTAGCTATTGCTCCAGAAGTATTAACAATTGATGTAGCGGCACCTGCAGCTGGGCAAGACACACAGTGGTTGTGGAATTGGCTTACAAGTAGTTTGCCTTATGCCAGACGTGCAATTACTAATAGTAATGAATTAAATGTACCTCTATACAAGCAAGGTACTTACACAGTAAATAACTTTGCCAAAACTCAATACGGTAGTATGACTCAAGCACACACAATACATTTTAAATGGATTGATGGAGCAGGTACACAAAACAATATCAGCTGGGTTACTGATCAAGGAACATTCACTGACAGTCATCCAGATATAAACGGCGGGTCAGATACCACTGTTCAACGTTTGAGTATCAGTGTTCCGAGTGTGGTAACACCGCCTACTCTCACTGCTCCCAGTGTAACATATGGAGTAAGTTTTGCTAACGCAGGTGCGTATACCTTTAGTGGTCCGAGAGACGGAGATAATCCAAACATCGGGCCGTTGCGCAGAGGCGGCACGTACACATTCAATGTAAACGCAAGTGGGCATCCTTTTTATTTTACAACTGACAATGGCACTAACTTTAGTGCAGGCTCATATTTTGGTGAATATACTAGTGGAGTTACCAATAGCAGGACTGATAGCGGCACTGTAACATTTGTTGTTCCAGCAAATGCTCCTGACACACTATATTACCAGTGTGGTAATCACAGCTCAATGAGAGGTGCTATTACTATCAAAGATCTGGCAGTTGAAACAAATATTAACGGCAACTATGTGGTGTACGCACAGCACACACAAGAAGGACACAAAACACCAGTTGAACTAAGACCTATTCCAAGTTTGGTTAATCAGATGTGTATTGTTTATGATGCTACAACCGGACAGTTTGTTCCGCAGGATTTAGCAACCTATGTTGAAAATACTCCCTCATTTGAAAACAAAATCCGTGAAGTCGCAGGCACAGCAGAATTAGTTGTTGAAGACGGAAGTGCAGTTGTTGCTAAGGTTAATGTTTATGCAGACAGTACGTATCTGCCGCTAACAGACAACAATGCAGGTGATCAGGCATTTGCTACTGACACAAATAAATTGTACATTTGGGATGGCAGTGCATGGCAGCTTGCGGGTGCAGCCAACACAGGCGAACTATCCGAAGGTACAAACTTATATTTTACAAATGCTAGAGCAGATGCAAGAGCCCAATTAAAAATTGATGCACTCGTAGACAGCGCACCCGGAACACTAGATACACTGAATGAATTGGCAGCGGCATTGGGAGATGATGCTAACTTTAGTACAACAGTTACTAACAGTATTGCAACTAAACTACCACTTGCCGGTGGTACAATGACTGGCAACTTGTTTTTAGATCATAATGCTAACCTTAATACTAAACCGTTATCGATAACTAACTCAGGAGTTTCCGGAACAGGCAGTTTAAAATTTTGTGTACCGGCTAGCCCTACTGCTTTTGCAAGTGGGTCAACAGTTGGAGATATTGTTATTAGAAATGAAACTGCCAACGGATCTATAATAATAGGTGCTCAAGATGATGTGCAAATTGGTGCTGGCGGCGGTGACTATGATACACGAATGATAGTTAACTCTGCTGGTAAAGTAGGTATTGGTACGACTAGTCCGTCAGCACCTCTAACCATTGGCTCAGGAGCAACAAGCCGCGGCTCATATTCAGATTTGTTAATTGCTCCAGGTGGAGATAATGCTCAAATTGAAATGTGGGGAGCAAATACCAGTTTTGCTATAAGTCTTTTTGATAATGATAGACTTGGAATATATAGTAATATATCTGGTAGTTGGAACGAAAGCAGAGGTATCAATATAAGAGACAATGGCAACGTTGGTATTGGTACAACGAGTCCAAACAGAAAATTAACCATTGCTGGAGGTGATAGTGCAAAGATAGCTTTTGTTGGCGGAGGCACTCAGAGTTTGTATTTTGGAGATGGCGCAGGCGCAGCTGAGTATGCTGGTTATATACACTACTCTCATAGTGATGATCAAATGCGTTTTAACACCACAACAGATTTTGCTTTTACTGGTGGTAATGTTGGTATTGGCACCGATAATCCCACAGAACTTTTGTATGTAAATGGATCTAGTAGATTAGGCGGCGGCATAGATTATGGCACCACAGCTATTTTGTCTGTAGCACCTGGCACTATTAATTTTGATGCTTCGGGGGTAGTAGGAGGACGCTTAACAATTCAAGGATCCAATGGTAATGTAGGTATCAATAGACCAAATCCTGTTAGTAAATTGACTGTGCTAGATGGAGTCCCAGGTTTAGAGTCTACATCTGCTGGTAATATCAGTATTTTGTATAATGGCGGAGAAAACACTTATGACCGTGGCGGTGGTATTGACTTTAGACAAAAATGGTTTAGTTCGTCTACTGATCTGGTCAAAACAGGTATGATCTCAGGTATAAAAACATATGGCAATGGTAATCATGGAGGCGGCTTATCTTTTTATACAAAACCACATAACGGTAACAATTTACAACAAACAATGGTATTGTCAGGCAATGATCGCATGGGTGTTGGTACACAAAATCCCCAAGCAAAATTGCATGTAACAGCACAGACTGCAACTAATGTAGGCAGTGCAGGCAGTATCGATGGAGGATCTATAAACACATCTACGGGAGATATTGTAACTGGACGTATATTTTGGGAAGGTCATAGTGGTAGTGGAACTAATGTGTTTGGTGTGAACAATGAAAGTGGGGGACTTGTATTTTATAATTACAGTACTAATCGTTATCAAATAGCATTTAATAATGGACAAAACATTGTGTTTGGACAGCAAAGTGCCACAGGAATGTACAATGGTACAGGATCTAACGGGTTTGCAGTTGCACAAGCAGGCAATGGCGGACAATATGTGCCTATACAAAACACAAGTGATAGCAATCTTTATTTAAGTAAACACAGCTCTTATACTGATGCAAGATGTATTCAATTCAGTATTGGCGGAGCAACAAAAGGCAGTGTCACAGTAGCAAGCACAGGAACAACTTACAATACTACATCAGACCTGAGATTAAAAACAGATATTAAGCCAATCGAAAACGCTACAGATAAATTACTTTCAATGAATCCAGTAGAACACAAATGGAAAGCAGATCCCAAAGATGATGCTGTACACGGTTTTATTGCACAAGAGATGAAAGAAATCATTCCAGAAGCTGTTTATGGAGATCCTGACGGTGATGAAATGATGAGTATGGATTATGGTAGAATTACACCAGTTATTGTTGCTGCATTGCAGGATGCTCTTAAAGAAATAAAAGAATTGAAAGCACGTATTAATGAATTGGAGAGTAATAAATGAGCGATTACAGTCTGGGACCAGAAGGACTAGCTTCAAATATAGGTAATTTATATGAACAAATGCCTATGGTGCTAGCTCTAGGAGGAAACACATACAGTTATACAAACACCGGAAACGGCACATCATATGAATGTAGAGCAACAAAAATAGGAACAGGCGGTTCTGGAGAGTTTCATATTAATGCTAGATTACTCAAGCAGGGAGATTTGAATTACAGCAATCAAATTGTTGATATAAGATTTGAATGTCACTGTTGGGGTCCACAGCCAACCAAATATAATTTATATTCTAATGCTAGTAACTTTAATGTTGCTAACAGTTATCTTTGGGTAGACAGCAATAGAGACATTTGGTTCTGGAACTCGTATCTCTGGAGTTTGTATAATCGTATTATAGTTTATAGTAAAGCTAACTTTACGTTAGATTGTTCTACTACTAGAAGCGATATGCACACAAATGGTCTGAGTAATAATTATAGCGGTCAAACAAGATTATTAGTAAATAACACCACTACAATTAATACAGAAAATACGTTTGGGAGTTAAGTATGAGTTCAGAATATACAGAATGGGAAATACAAATGGCAATGGAAGCACATCAGTGTAATCGAGAAGATGCCATATCAACATATGCCGCCCAAGTAAGAGCCTATAGAGAATCACAACGTCCACAATTACAAATGGAACAATTAAGGCAGATGAGAAATCAAAAACTTGCGGCAACGGACTGGTGGGTATTGCCTGACAGAACCGCCACAGATGAACAACTAGCATATAGACAAGCACTTAGAGATATTACTGATCAATATACTTCACTAAGTGAAGTTGTATGGCCAACACCGCCTGAATAAACATAAATATGTGTATGCAGACTAGGACACACACATGCCATTGAGTAAAAATTATGAGTTAGGCACACTAGCCAACACACTAGATATAGATCAAAGTACAGGTGAAATTACATCTCTTACCATTGACACTGATGTTGTTAGTGAAGGGGCAAATCTTTACTTTACAAGCGAACGAGTTGATGACAGAGTTGCAGCATTAATTCAAGCTGGTACTAATATAACAGTAGCATATGATGATGTATTGGGCACACTTACTATTAGTGCATCAGATACAGAAGATGATCTTAGTAACAATACTACTAGTGACCTAGCAGAAGGCACTAACTTATATTACACCAATGCTAGAGCTGATGCTCGCATTGCGGCAGCTAGTATAGATGCACTCACTGATGTTGACATCACTACAGCAGCGCCAAGTAATGGTCAGTCGCTGGTTTGGGATAATGCTAATAGTAAGTTTATACCCGGAGATAGTTTTAGTCAATCAGATTTTGATACTGCATTTGCAGCTAAAAGCACAACTAATCTAAGTGAAGGCACTAACTTATACTATACAGATGCAAGGGCAGATGCACGTATTGCGGCAGCTGACACAGATTCACTTAGTGAAGGCAGTACAAATCTTTACTATACAGATGCTAGAGCTGATGCAAGAGCTCAATTAAAAATAGATGCACTAGTAGATAGCGCACCCAATACACTGGATACTTTAAATGAGCTAGCGGCGGCATTGGGAGATGATGCTAATTTCAGCACAACTATAACAAACTCAATTGCAACTAAATTAGCAACTGCAGATTTCAATAGTACCTTTGACACAAGATTAGGTACTAAAAGCACAACTAACCTAACAGAAGGCACCAACCTTTATTATACAGATGCTAGAGCTGATGCTCGCATTGCACTACAAGCTGGCGCAAACTTAGATCTAAGTTCTAAGTCAACAAGCGATTTAACTGAAGGCACAAACTTATACTACACAGATGCAAGGGTTGATGCACACTTAAATCAATCAAATCCAACCAGTGGATATGTACTAAGTTGGAACGGAAGTGATTATGCTTGGATTGATAACACAGGCTATACTGCATTCAATACAGATTTTGACACTAGACTAGGCACTAAAACAACAGCTGATTTAACTGAAGGTTCTAATCTATACTACACAAATGCCAGAGCAGATGCAAGAGTCGATGCAGGATTCACAGCAAAAAGTACTTCAGATCTGTCAGAAGGTACAAACTTATACTACACCAATGCTAGAGCAGATGCACGTATTGCACTACAAGTAGGATCAAATTTAGATCTTAGCAGCAAAGACACAAATAGCCTAAGTGAAGGTAGTAACAATTTATATTATACCAATGCAAGAGCAGATGCAAGAGTTAATTTACAAACAGGTTCCAATTTAAATTTAAGTAGCAAAGACACAGATGATCTAAGTGAAGGTTCAAATAATCTGTATTTTACAAATGCTCGTGTTCAGGGAACAGCTATTAATGCTGGTAGTTTGCGTGGTACCGTTAACAATGCAACTGTGCAATACGGAACAAGTTATAGTGGAACACCTGCACAAGGTAGTTTCTTCTTTGATAGTTTAAATGCTAAATTAAAAGTTTACAACGGTAGTGCATTTGTTGATGCTGTTCCCGCCAGTGGCGGCGGTGGCGGTGGCGGCGGAGCAAGTGATGCTGTTGCTACATTTAGAAAGTATACGTTTGATATCAGTAGTACAACCAACAGTGTTAGTGGCAAAGACAGTATAGTGGTAACAGCAGGCAACTTTGTTACTGGATATCAATATGAAATTATCAGTGTAGGAACAACAGACTTCACAGCTATTGGAGCAAGTGGTAATACTGTTGGAGTTACCTTCACAGCCACTGGAGTAGGAAGTGGAACTGGTACAGCAGGACACGTACTTAACTATGCAACAAGTAATCAAAATGTAGAAGTTTATCGCAATGGTGCTAAAATGGTCGAAGGCAGCAGTGATGACTATGTTGCTTCAACAGGTACCAGTGTTAACTTTACCTATAACTTACAAAGTGGAGATGTAGTAGAAGTACAAGTATACGAACTGTTAACAAGTGATAATTATTATCTCAAAACAGAAACATACACACAAACTGAAACAAATAGTCAGATTAGTACAGCGGTAGCAGGTTATTTGCCACTCAGTGGTGGTGTACTCACTGATGATCTCGCAATAAACAACGGCTCGCCGGAACTGTATTTTGGAACAACTGGCAATCATTATAACTGGAGAATAGCTGCACAAGAAGCAGTAGATGCGGCATTTGAAATTGCTGTAGGATCTCAAGATACAGATTACTCCAACGATACATACACACCAAAACTTGTAGTAAAATCCGGCGGTAGTGTTGGTATTGGCACAAATGGTCCAGAATCTAATTTACATGTTCGCAGTGCAGCTGTTAGTGGAAAACATCTAGACAGTAATACTGATTTATTAGTTGAAGGAACTGATACTAGACTACAAGTTATGGCTAGCGACGGGGGAGCTAATGGATCAGTTATGCTGCTTTCTACTGAAGATCATCACTGGATACATCATGCTCATGCAACTAGTGCAAGTAACATGTACTCACTGGGGTACTACAACAGTAGTGCAAGTGGATTTGATAGTGCTAACTTATCTAGTGAAATATTAAATATAACAACTGCTGGAAACGTTGGTATTGGTACAACTAGTCCTGGTTATTTACTAGACTTATACGGTAATCCTGGAAGTAGTGCTGGATCTCTCTTAAGATTAGAAAGCTCTATTACTGATGATAATGGTATTATCCACGAACAAGCAGATGGAACAAAATGGTTTACTGGTCAGGAAACCTCTAATCCTAATGATTATGAGTTTTGGAACTACAATGGTTCTACTTGGAGCGCTCGACTACACATAGGTACAGATGGCAACGTTGGTATTGGGAACAATAGTCCTGGTGCAAAATTAGATATTGCTGGCGGCAGTGTCCGAATGGATTCTGGTTATAATGTAGAATGGGGAAATGGATACGGTGGTGGTAATCCAGCTATATGGGCAGGCACAGCTAGCGATTTAAGTAAACTGAGATTTGCGCCAACCGGTAATAGCGGTGGCATTGTAATGGAAATGACAGATTCCACTACATACATTACATCTAATGTTGGTATTGGTAAAACGAGTCCAAACACTGTTACTAACTATAAAACATTACACATAAACGGGACTGTTGGCAGTCTAATAGATATGGGAGCAAGCAATCTAGAATCTAGAATAGTGGCTGATACAAATGGACTAGGATTTCAAGTAACACCGGGATCTCACACTTATCAAAATATTAGATGGAAAGCAGGTCAAATTAATGGTGCAACAGATAGTCATATGCTTCTAGATTCAAACGGTAACGTTGGTATTGGTCACACTGATCCTAGCTATGCAAAACTTCATGTTAGAAATGATACTGCTGGCGGTAATGATAACTTTATACTAATGCTACAAAATACAACTACAGTTGCTGATTCTCGCTCTGGAATTATGTTCTCAACAAATAGTGGACAAGGTGCTGGTAGAGATGGAGCAGCCATTCAAGCATCAAATAACGGAGTTGATGGTAGAGCTCATATTACTTTTGGTAATGTAATAAACAATACGTATGAAGAAAAAGTTAGATTTACAACTGATGGTAACGTCAGTATTGGCGCTGGCGGTGCACCATCAGAAAGATTGCAGATTGGCGGTAACATTAGAGCAGGTAATACTGGCTCAACAACCTCATTTGACGGTGGCGGGAACGATAGATACATTGGGGTATCATCACTTAGTGGTGGTGACGCAATGTTTATTGCCCACGCTTCTGGTTATGGTGTAGGATATTTTGGATATGAACCAACCGATGATAAATTGATTATTGCTTGTGATAATGGTGGCGGTAATAATAAAATTGATTTTAGTCTTAATGCAGGTACAAATGCAAATGGAGCAACCGATAACTTAACAGGTGTGCATGGAGATCCTGAGTTGAGGATTAGCAGTAACGCACACATGGTTCATGTTAGAGGTGATACTGCTGACACAGGAACTAGTGGTGGTTCTAAGGGACTTTCAATTTATACTGGAGGTGGGACTAGTTGTCCAATCTATTTTGGATCTGAAAGTAACTCTGCTCAAAAATCTATGTATATGACTGGCTACTGGATTTACTTACGAGGACACCAGAATGAAGGTATTAGATTTGTATTCAGTCAAGGTGCAGGGAGTGCTCCAAGAAGTGATCAATATCAATTCAAATACAATTCAGCAACTAGACCAACAGGCAACACAACCTGGGACGGATTCTCAGATTCAAGAGCCAAAGAAAATGTACAAACACTGACCAATGCACTGGATACTATCAGTCAACTAAATCCTGTAACATTTGACTGGACCAATGACTATGCTGACAGTATGAACATGTTTGAAATGGATAAGACAGATCCAAAAAGCTATAACTGGACTAGTGTAAAAGAAAATGGGTATGACCTTGATAGAAAAACAGCTCAGGTTGGATTTATTGCACAAGAATTTGAAACAGTGTTCCCAAAAAGCATCACAGAGCAAGAATTAGAACTAGGTGATACAACAATTGAAGACTTCAAAACTGTTAATTATGACCATCTTATTCCAACATTAACAAAAGCAATACAAGAACTTAAAGCAGAGAATGATTCTCTAAGAGCAAGGTTAGATGCAGCAGGGATAGAATAATATGGCAACTAGAGCAAAAGAACTTAGTGACTTAGGAAATTCAGGACATTTAAATGTTCATGATGACGGAACTGTAACACTAGAAGGTGGTAACGTTGGGATTGGAGTTATAGATCCAGACAGTGCGCTTGAGGTTCAATCGGCTTCGAGCGGCAATAACTCATTGCATATCGCCAATACAAGTTCTACTGGATACGGCGCAAAATTTCTAGGCGGTGGTAACACTGCTACACGATACATTGCAGATTTTCGTAATTACTCTGGTGTGTCAAAAGTTAAGATTGACGGTGATGGCAACGTTGGTATTGGTACGACGACAATTACAACATCTACATTAGGAACTAATAATAGATTTTTAGAAGTTTCGGCAGGAACAAACAATGGTTCTGGTACTTTAGTTTTATCAAGAAATACAAGTGCGGATAACACAGAAATTGGTGGTATTCGTTTTGTAAATCAAAACAATGCAGACGATACAAATTTAGATGCAGACGGAAAATTTGTTGCAGCTATCTCAGTAAGAAGTAAAACTAGTGACAGTAATGCTTCTGATGATAGTGGTGCTGATATGATCTTTTACACAAAGCCTGAAGCAGGTAATTACACAGAGCGTTTGCGCCTCCAATCTGGTGGCAACGTTGGTATCGGAGACTCTACTCCTACAGAAGGAAAGTTAGTTGTAAGAGGTGATGCAAATACAAATGGATTATTTGTAGGTGGAAATTCTACAACTGGTCAAAGCTATGGTGCATTAATTAATGCTGGTACCAACTCAAGTGATGCAAACTTTAGATTGTACGATCAATCCGGATCAACACCTTATCTTTTTGTTCGTGGCGATGGCAACGTTAGTATTAATACAGCTACCCCTGATATATTTAATTTTAGAATAGCAACAGATAGTATACTTTCCGGATCAGACTATTCTTGGCCTTTTGATATTACAAGGGCTGGTCAAACTAACAGTAGAGGGTTTTCTATTGGTCAACAAACAGGTAGCGGAGTAACGGCTCTTGGAAATCATAATGGCGATATGGCATTAGGTCATACATTTGGCTCTGATTCAAATAGCCAACCTATATTTTATGAAACAATGCGAATTAAACATATTGATCAAGATGTTGGTAGAGTAGGTATAGGAATCACTTCGCCTACGGTAAAACTAGATGTTAGATCATCCGAAGATCCATCTGATGGCACAATAGTTTTTTTGAGAAATGAAGTCGCCTCTGGAAATGGTGCATTTATACGCTACGATGTTAATAATGTCGGTGACTGGGCGATTGGTATTCCAGATAATCGTAATGCTTTCACTATTTGGAAAGATTCGGGTAATACTGGAACTGAATATTTTACGATTACTGCTGACGGCGGTGTTGGTATTGGTACAGATACAGTCGCAAATGCAAAGCTAGAAATTTCTGGTGGTGGTATTGATATTCAGGACTCTGGTTATCCGAGAGTGCGATTTTATGTGGGTAGTACATTCAAGGGTGGTGTTGAAGCTGTACAAAATGTAGGTTCTATGATTAGCACATCTGTTGTTAATGATTTAGCAATACGTAGTCAATCTAATATGTTGTTTGCAGCTGGTGGAAATACTGAGCATATGCGCATCAACTCCAGCGGTAACATTGGTATTGGTACAACTAACCCTTCTCATATATTAGAAGTAAGTGGAACGGCAGCTGATGGAACAGAATTACTTCATATAAGATCTGATGGTGATGTTGCAAATGGTGGTTATCATTGGATGTCTACTGAAATAGCAGGTTCACAATCTACCAATGCTAATATTATACATTTTATAGGTAGAGAGCTTGCTAGTAAAAACGGAGGTTACTTTGGGTTCCATTATGCAGGAGATCATTCTGACGATAACTTCATAACACTTGGCGGGTATGCAGCTGATCAGCTACTGAACATTAAGATGAACGGTAACGTTGGTATTGGCACCACTAGTCCTGACTATACACTTGTTGTTGGTAATAATTCAACATATCATACTCTTAAAGTTCAAGGCATTAATGCTAATTTAGGTGCGACTGTAAAATTTAAACATCATGGCGGCGGCGGCCGCACTGGTATTGATCCTGAATGGAATATATCTAGAGGATCAAATCAAACAAGTTTTAATACTGGTGTTACTTCTGGAAACGCATTAGTTGGGGGATTAGCGTTTTGGAATAATACAATTGGTGGTAGTAATGTTGATGCAATGCGTTTGAAAGATAACGGTGATGCTATATTTGGATACAACGTTGGTATTGGCATTACTAATCCATCAGCCAAATTACATACTACAGAGACTACCAGTAATACAATTTCCGCGGCAACTGCAGGTGTAAAGTTTGATGGTTCTGGTAATGATGGTTTAGCATTCGGTAATATGGCATCTAGTCCATATGCAAGTTGGATACAAGCTGGGTATTTAGCAGATGGTTATAGTCCAGCATTCAATAATGGTTATCCTATTGCGTTAAATCCAGTTGGAGGTAATGTTGGTATTGGTATAACAAATCCAACTGAAAAACTTCACGTAGCAGGAGTTATAAGATCTGAGGGATATGATACAGATTCTATTACTAGTTATAACATAACAGGAAGTTATACAGCTGGTACTGAATATGTTTTTACAACAAGGACTGCCATCAACAACCTGGGATACGGCAATGGGTTTTACAAGTTCCTTGTATGGTCAGACACTTTTCATGCAGGAACTAGCCATTATCAGTGCTATACACCATACGATGAATTTTATTTTAATAATTATGGCTCTAATGCTAGTGGAGTACAAACTATAAACTACGGTGTAAGTATGGGTCACGCTCCAAACACTTTTACTAGAGCAATAGATATTAAACTACGGCATAAGTACGGCGCTGATGCAACCTATCCCGCAAATCAAACATTTACCTTTGTTCCGGTAAATGGATTTACTAATTTAAATGGGAACGCTGGATATCATCTAAGAATATATTTATTTAAGGTAGGATAAAATGGAATTATATGTAGTATATGAAAAAACAACCGGAAATTTAATAGGCTTGTTAGATGCAAGTGTAGAAAATATTAGAACAGATCATTCTAATAGAATACTAGAAAAAGATGGTATTAGCTCAAACACTATAACTATTGAGAGTGCTGACACAGTGGTAATGCCATGGATGATATCAATGACTGGTGAAGTTGCATCTTATGACCCCGATGCAGTACCAGAAGAAGAACCTGAATTAGAAGCAGCTACTGTCTCTTAAAAAAATATTTGCACTTTATAAAAAACTAATATCCAGAATGAAAAATAGTTAAAAACTATCTAGCCAATTTGGTAAGTCCAACTTGTCTTTTTGTCTGTTGTATATTGTTGTAATTTTTTCAACCATCTCTGGTCTTTGTAGTACAACTCTTGCACCTCTGTGCAAAGGCTTGGGCCAACAGTCTATACTAACCCACGCATAACCTGCACTCTCATGATTACACTGCGGAATAAATTCTTCAAACACTGTGGTGCAAAATGTGTGATATGTAAACTTGCCATCGTCACTCAAAAACGTGTGCAGAGGATATACTTTTTCAATATCAGGTAATGGACCTAATTCTTCTTTGCATTCTCGCAACAGTGTTTCTATTGGGCGTTCGTTGTTTTCACTTTTGCCGCCCCAAAAACTCCAGGTGAGTGGATGACTTGTTTTTTTACTTCTTTGTTGTAGCATGATTCTGCCTGTATCCAAGGCTAGAAAACAGCATCCGCTTGCTTGTATCATTATAGGTATATGCGCCAAAATCCAGGATTGTATGTGCCTTCAAATGTGTTGACCCATTTGCTTCCTGTCCATTTTAAACTGTCTTGTGTTGTTGTGTTTGTGATGTACTGTACATCAGTAGTAGAACTTGCATCAAATACAATGTCCCAACTTGATCCGTTGTACTGTATAATGTCATTTTCTTTACCAGCACTACCGCCCCATCCTATTCCAAATGCAATATCTTTGGTAAGTAGATATCTGTCTCCAGTAGCGGCAGCAGTTAGTGTTCCATCACCAGGTGAATTAATTTGTGGATCGATTACTGCGTCTACTACACCTTGTGTGTTGCTGGGCACAGTGCTAGAATCTAATATAATATCTAATAGGTTTGCATTGGTGGTGTTTATTTTTATATTCCCAACAATATCGTTTGTAGTATCTGCAGGATCTGCTGTTTGTTTTAGTCTCAGTTGACTTACATCATCTCTGACTACACCAAACGGTTTGAGTACATTTGCCCAG